GGTGAGTTCTCTTTCAATGAGAACTTCAGGCCGCACGCGCATGGCGTTATCGTGTTACCAACGGGTTTGCTCCGACCCTAAGAGCATGCAGCCCCCCCCATTCGAACGTAAGGGGGGCCCAAGTTCGCTACGTTCCCTGCCTGTCTGTGCACGCTATTCGCGTGTACAAGACGGGCATAGGGTGCATCCTGTACCCTCTTATCCCGATGATGAGGTGGATTCTTCCACTACTTCTCATATCGAGGATGAGGAAACCGAGTTCCTGAGGATAAGTCGTGATGTTCATCTACGACTACAATCTACTCAGGCAGAGACATTCTTTTCCGCATTTGAGGCTCGGTTCTTAAACAATAAGTTTAAGATCCCAGAGGAAGGCCGTAAGGCCTTCCGCGACCTCGCAGCGGAAGGAAAGCTTAAAACGGTTATAAAGTATGCACTAGCGCAACCTATGGCTGCTCTGACCAGGTATGGTAGGAATCCGATATTGGAAATGCCACCAGTCCCCAAAGGCTATGAGGCCTATGAGGGTTATGGTAATTTCCTGATCATTGACTTACTTCGTATAACGGGGACCGCAAAAATGCGATTGTATTCCCATTTAACGGAGGTTGTCAAGGATCCTGTCACGCTGCAGGTCCGCCCTTCACTGAGATCAATAAAGCTTTGCTTTGAATTGACTCAATTGAAGAATATTTGTCCTAAACTTACTTTTCAAGAAGTTGTGGACGCTATTGCGGATCATCGCGCGACTCTTACGGACTCAACTAATCCAGTAGTTACCCGGCGGGTGGAGCGTATTGTAAATACTTTAGCTCAGTCTATCTTTGATCCCCTTATAGTCTTTGAGTCCCTACCTCCGGGGACTCTTACTGATCGAGCTGCAACTGTACAGACGGCTCGTGGCGAGGGTGAAGAACAGTTTACATTCAACCTTAAATCCGGTTTTGGTTTTAAGGCCGAGATTTCAGGAATAGATTTATACCCTGGTAATCTCGACAGCCAAAGACGCCAAGAGTATAAGACTACGTCATACTCTCTCGGACAGTCTCGGCTAACCAAAATGGATTTCACCCCTAAGGGTGGGTTGAATTATCTCTCTTCACGACCAGATCGCGTAGATACCGAGGATGAGTTGTTGGAACCTTATTTAAACCAGGCAGAGTACCCCTTAACGGGTCTGACTGCTAAGGTTGTCGCTCTTTTAGAGCCACTTAAGGTTAGAACAATCTCTATCGATTCCGGTATTCTCCGTTATCTGGCTTCTCGCATTCAAAAGTACCTTTGGAATACCCTGTCTAAGTATCGAGTCTTTGACTTGATAAAGGGCGTTCCTGTAGAAGATACTTTAGAATTTATGATCAGTAACTTACCTTTTGTATCAGGTGACTATAAGGGGGCCACAGATTCTATTTTCCATAACTCCACTGACCTGTGGGTTAAGCAAATTTTTGATCGTATTGCGGTTCCTCCCCATCTAAGGTCTCACATCGAAGCTATCAAGCGCGATTTTACTCGCGTACTACTTGATTATTCCGATGTTTATGACCAAGAGGGTCGCCGGTTTCTTAAGGCTTATTGCGATGAACGAGGTTTCGTCCTCGACGCAAAGATCCTTAACGCCGGTTTTTGGACCGCTTTCGGATACGTCAAACAATTGCTTCCCGAAGTTGAGCAGATAAAGAACCTCATTACCGATCTAGATCCTGTCAGGCAAGCGAGGGGACAGCTGATGGGGAACGTTTTATCGTTTCCCATCCTGTGTCTCATCAACCTGACTGGTTATCTAGTAGCGGCTGAGAAGTTCGTGAACGAAATCCAAAAAGATGATTTCGATTCAATTTCTGCTGATGATCGGGCCACATGGCACCTCTTAACCGAGTTTTTTGACTACGGTGAGGGTGGAGTGAGGCGTTTAATCGCCTCTCGGAAAATGTTAGATAGACTTCCGGTTCGTGTAAATGGTGACGATATATTGTTTCAAGCCTCCGTTCGTTTTTACCTTATCTGGTCCGCTTCAATAATTGAAGTTGGGTTCCAGAAATCTGTAGGTAAAAACTATTTTTCCGAGTTCTTCTTCACGGTTAACTCACAAATATTCTATCCTGGTACTTCCAGTGGGAAGTACACATACTTCCTTTATGGGCCTCACCGAATGAACCACATTTGGTGGTCCGGACTATCTCCAGATTTCCTTCGTCGAAGGACAGATTTCCGATCCCTTGTAGGGAAGGATTCTGCTACTATAGCAGATTCTCGGACTTTTCTGTCTGCCGTGCAGAGGGATTTCCTTGAGACTGTCCCGAGTGGGCAGAGGAAGTTGTGGAATAGCTTATTTTTGGAGAATAACCGTGAATTCCTGGATTCGTTCGACTCTTATGAAAGGCCACTTCGAGTACAGCGTAAGGGGGAAGACCCCAAGCGTATACCACGTGGTTCTTTCAGAGTTTCTCGAACTTTACCAGTAAGACTCGGAGGCCTTGGGATTGAGTTAAATGAACCTGAGCATCTTACCCATTCACAGAAGGTTTTGGCTTTACGCCTTGCCCTTGCTGATGGTAAGTCCCCCTTTACTTTGGGGGAAACTCCATTCATTAATACTCTCCTTAGACCTTTTCGGAGGTACTTCGACCACAAATATCCCATACGCACTGTGAGTTGGCGGGAAAAGGAACAACTTGAGGAAAAATTCCAAGTTGTCCCCTTAACCCAGTTCATGATCATCCAGATGAGTCGTCTCTATCCATTATGGAGAGAGCCTCCTCCAGATGACATATCCTTTCATAAGGAAGAACTTGCCAGCTATACAGAGCGTATGTTCAAGTGGTCGTTACAATGTCGTCGTGCTCTTAAGGCAAATGCCTCAGAGCTTACACTTGACGAGCTTAACGTATCTACAGTACCCGTTGATCGTGTTATACTCTTTCCCAAAGATGTCTCCCTTTTCGGAGATCTTCTCATTGAGTGAGGGTATAGCACCGTTGCCCGGTCAAGGCATGATCGGTTCGGCGTTCGCCGGTTGCGATCCGTATACTCCTAGAAGCATACTTTATACTCCGTGGGGCTCTTTCGAGTCCCGCGTCATATAAGACCAA